AGTACGGAGCTGATACGGTCATTTAGCTCAGACATAGTGATTTCAGAAGACGTGAGATTTGAAATTACTAAGAAAAGTAAAAAATATGTTACAAAAAAAATTTTTCGACAAGGAAATAATTAAAAAAAGGTCTATTTTTTGTTAAGTACGGAAGATATACGGTCATTTAGTTTTTTTGAAAAATCTATTTTTTGTTAAGTACGGAGAATATACGGTCATTTTACTTTTTTTATTAAGTTTATTTAAAATAAATTCGACATTTTTTGTTAAGTACGGAGAATATATGGCCATTTTTAAGATTTATTTTCTATCATGTAGTCAGGTAAAGAAAGTATAGTATTATTTATAAGACGTTTTCTTTTTTCAAAATCTTCATAGAAATAAACATCAAAATAAGAATTTCCTCTTTTATAGTCTTTAATTATAAATTGATTTTCTTTTATCTCATTAAAACCTAGTTCTAAATACTCCATATTTTGTTTTACTGTTTTACTTTTATTAAGATGAACATCAAATTTTAAATCTTCTATGTCATATCTAAAACTTTTATTTTTTATATCCTCACCACAAGATATAAGAAAAGACCTTCTACCCTCTAAGAAATAAGCTAGATTAATTGACTGTGTTAATTGTAATTTTTCAAGTTCATTTCTATACATTATATCTGTATTAACTCTTTCGACTTCTTCAATAAAAGATTTTGTGATTTTAACCAACTCTCTATTATTATTGTTTTCATCATTTACTATTGTTGTACTAGAGAACAAATTAAAACTAATCTCATACTTTAATTCGCCTTTATCATTAGTTTGATTCGAATAAAAAGTATAATAAGGTAATTTTAAGAGTCTATTTTTGATATTAATATAGTTCTTTTTTCCATCTGAAAGTCCTAAGTACTTTACTAAATCGCCTAAATAAAATGAAAATGAGTTCATGTGGCTATAAGTATAAACAAATCTAATAATTTCAAGGTCTTGTTTATCTAAATATATTTTTGGCAAAGCCCTTTTTTCTGTATCAGGATTTATTAGCTCTAGTTTAAGATTTTCAATATTTTCATCTTGCCCAATTGAAAACTTATAGAAAAAATTCATTTGTTTACCTGAAAGATTCTTAGCACTATAGTCGTCTGACATGTATTCATTTTCATTTTTTTTAACATTCAAGTGAGAGTATCTTTTACCTTTTGTGAAAGGTAAAAAAATTCCAGGTGAAATATGTGGTGGAGTTTTGATTGCAATTTTATTAATATCAAAATCATAATCATCTTTTAGTACTTCTGTTATACACATTAGTATATCATGTATAAATGCGGAATTTATTTTGCTAGTACTTAGCTCTTGTAAATATGGGTAATCACATATGTTATAATTAGAGCTTGACTTCCACTCATCTAAAAAATCTTTTCTTTGCTCCTTTAATTCTTTTGGATTTTTTACTCCAGCACTAATGATTCTTCCATTTTTTAAATACTCACTTTCAACAATCTCTAATTCTTTTTTTAGGTATTTACTGCTCTTTTTTCTTGAAGATTTAGTATCTTCACTTAGAGAATCTAAAGTCATATCAGACCATCTCTTCTTAAGTTTTAATGATGATGAGTTCTCTTGATTTCTTAATTTTTTAACATCATTTACTGTATTTATCTTTTTAAACTTATCTGAAATAAGAGAATATAGAAATTCTTCAAATTTTAAACTTATTTCTTCAGCAGACATACCCTTTAATCTAAAAATTTCAAAATATTTTCTTGTTATCATTTTAAATCTATCATTATCATATATAATATGATAGATTAAATTTATTTTATTTAAATCTTTTTGTTCATTACTTATGTTCTCTTTAACATCTTTGCTCATAAGGTTACTCCTTAATATATTTTTGCTTATAAATAGATAGAACTTCTTGTATTTTGAAGTTTAAATTGTTATCCTCCTTAAACTCTTTCAAGCTTTTATTAGTCCAATATCCAGATTGAGTATATTTTTTTTCATTTAGCTGCATTTGATGCATAATACCAGAAATTTTTAAATTAGTGAAATTCAACTGTACTTTATTATCTAAATAATCATTAATAATAAGTAATCTTTTGCGAATTGTTGAATATCCCATCTCTTTTAATCCATTTCCATATCTAGCATCCGGTTTAGTTTTAATTAAGTATTCAGAATTAGAATTAAATAGATAAAATTCAGCAGCATTACTACCCTGCTCTAAATATTGTTTATACTCTTTTTGTTCTAATGTATCTTTTGTAAAATCAAATAAGAACTTGTCCAGCTTAAACTCTGTATCCTTTAACTTTATTAATCTTTTTTCTAAATCTATGTCTTTTATTTTTATACTCCTTAAGTCTTCAGCATCTTTACCAATAAGCCCACAAAAAGCTGCATAAATTATAAACTTATCTTGTGCATTAGTTAACTTACTACATACCTGAAGGACTTCATCTTGTGTTAGATATTTTGATAAATCAAATTCAGCGACTAAATTTTTTGGTTTAGAAAAGTGAATATCGTAATTTAAAGTTTTAAATATCTTATTAATTTTAAAAATTATAGCCATTATGGCATTGTATGTTTTATTCTGGTTCATATCTTTTACAATTTTTTCTTTATCATTACCTACTATCTCAACAATATAGTCATTTCCTTCCTCAACAAGCTTTCCTTCTTTAGCAAACCAAAATATTAACACTTTATAAACTTTGAGTATACCAATCCTTGTTTTTTCATCCTCATTTTGTAATAGCTCTGATAATACATTTTCATTTTTTAAATTATAATTCATAAATTCAAACATCCTTTTTTTAATTATATATATATTATAACATTTACCTTCTCCGTTTTAAATAGAAAATAAAAAAATAACCTCAAAATAATGAGGTTATTTAAATTAAAACTACGATTTTATTGTCATTTTTATTTATCATACTTCTTTATGTATTCTAATAAAGCCATACTCATTAAATCAGACTTATTAAACTCTCTGAATTTTCCACAAAACTCATCAAATAAATTCCATGCATCTTTATTCAACCTAACTGTAGTCCTTATAGCATCTTTTGAATGTAAATCAATCTTAATACCATCCTGTACAACTTCTATTACATTTGTATCTTCTTTATTCTCAAACCAATTTAATACATCTTGTATTTTATCATAGTCTTTTGCTAAAGAGACTATATTATTTTTAAATTGGTTGTCAATTACTATGTTGTGATTGTTGTCATCTTCTATTGTCATATTAAATGTATTATCATTATTACTCTGTTGTCTATTGTTTACTACTTTTGTCATACTATTGTCACCAATAAACACATACTCATCATTTATACGTTTATAACCTCTTTTAGTAAGGTATTTTCTTATGCTACTTTCAGACACACCAAGCCCTATAGCAACTTTAGTCAAACTCTTACTATTATTTAACTTATTATTAATATATTCAACTATATATGTTATATCATTGTTTTTTAAATCATTCCAAGTCATATACTCACCTCTAAATTAAGTATACTACATGAGATTATTGTTGTCATACCATATTAACCAGTTGACTAATAGTTTTTATTTACATATATTTCTAAAGTGCAACAAACTTTGATATAATTTATTTATAAATAACAGATTAATTTAAACAAAATTTATATTAAATAAGATTTTAAATTATTTATTAAGGAGAAATATATGCTTAAAACATTGTTTATTCTATTAGCAGTTTTTGTAATTATAAAACTATCTATTTTGATATTTAAAGATGCATTAAAATTTTTAAATATGTTTGAAAGTAAGAATGAAAGCTTTATTGGGTGGTTATTCTTATGTATATTGGCTTTAGTTATTTATAATTTAATAGATATAATATTATAGATAAATATATGAGTTTTTATATTTAAATACAAAAATTATTGCATTTAAATATATAGTATCCTTTATTTTTTTATATTTTTGCTTTAATAAATTTAGATACACTTGTAGAATGCTATATTTTGGAATTAAACTACAAGTGTAATTACCAGTTTTTTATAAAATATGTTATAATTATTTAAAAAGGAGACTATAATTATGGTTATAAAAGTAAATTTTGGTGGCAACTATAGTCCTGATTATATATATGTTCCTAATGAAATTAGTTTAAAAAAATATGAAATTAGAAACGAATTTCATATTTGGATTGACAATACAGAAGATGAGCATCCTTTTTGGTGTTATGAAAATGGAGTCCAAATTGGACTCCATTATAGGGGTGATGCGATAGTTTATTGGTTAAATAACTACATTTTAAAGAATGCTAATGATAAAGCAAGGTTAATTGAAAGTTTTTCAAATAAAAAGTTAGATTATGATTTAATTATAAATTTGTAAAAAGAGTATTTTAATATGTGGAATATTCCTTTAAGTTTAAAGTATTCTAAAGTAGCTATATATTCTTACATAACGTAGTGTAAACTTAGGCTATTCAACTAGCTTTTACAAGCTACTACCCTTTAGGGTAGTGGCAGTTGACAATAAACACCTTTAGAACTTCCAATACCTGCAAAAGTATTTAAATCTTCCGTTCTGTAAAGCATAGTTTTCACTTCCATTCATTTGTTTAATTATTAGGTTAAAAACTCCATAAATCTTTATTTTTTTCTTTGTAGTCATCTAAACTTTCAAAATATTGCTCTAAAGGTTTATAATATTCATTATGACAACCTTTTAAAGCCTGTCTATAATCATCTACAGTATCACTCGATATTATAATCAATTTCAAATTATTCTCAAGTATTTGTTTAAGTAATATAAATCTTCCTATTCTTCCATTGCCATCTTGAAAAGGATGAATGATTTCAAATCTATAATGAAATTCTGCTAAGTCTTTTAATGTAATATCTTTTAAATTATTATACCACTCAATAAGTTCTAACATCTTTGGTTCTACTTCAAATGGTTGGGCTAATACACTATTAGTTCCTATTATTCTATTTGGTATTTTTTTGTATATACCAGATAGCCCCATATTATGAATATTTGAATTATACATAAGTTGTCCATGTAAATCCTTTATGTACTTTTCAGTTAAGTATTCGCCCAATGTATCTATTACAGTTTCAAATACATAGCTTGAATTTACTGTTGTTATAACATCATCTAAAGTATGGTCACCTTTTACAATGTTGTGCTCAATTAAATCTTGTAAACTTTCACTTGTGAATGTACTTCCTTCTATTTTATTTGAATGAAATAAAAAATTATGTCTTAAGTCTTTGTATAAAGAGTTTGGTATGTTTTTGGTATATTTTAATTTTTCTATAAACTTATTTTCAATCAATATATTCATCTCCATTTTTAAATTTATTTTATATTACTAATATTAACAAAATGTATTATCTTTTACACTATCTTTTGAACTTTATTTATTAGGAATGATAATTAATTGAGAAAAGAATGTTATCATAATTCTCTTCTCAATTAATTAGTTACATTGTAAAACCTTTTAATTTACCATCTTTAATAATGAATGACAACCCCATTGTATGCCATCTAAAAGCATCATATAGGCTTATAGTATGTATATCTTTGACATAACATATCATAATAATCTCCAATCATTATTCTTATATATTTTCAACTTTTTGAAACATGTATATTTCATTGCTTAAATCATAATTAGGCTCCCAGTTTTCTATGAATTTAATTGCATTGTCATAGTTCTTTTTAGCAGTGTTCTTATAGCTATTAACACCAAATTTTTTTCTATAATCTTTCCATAGTGAAAAGTATACTCTTTTTCTTAATTTAGCATCTTCATAAGCTGAAAAATTTAAACATTGATATACTTGTATTACCATTCTATTTACCAAACTTCTAATAGTTTCTTGTTGATTGTAGTCTATAGTAGAAAAATCATATAGGACATTAACTTTTTCCTCTAATTCATGTTGACCAGATTCAAGTTCTGCTTGTCTTTGTTCTAGTTTGATTATAACTTTTAACTCTGGAGATAAGTTTTCAAAAGGGTCATTTAACTTTTTTCTCATACTAAAATATTCATCCATTATTTTATCGTGTATTTCCCAAGCTAAATCAGTATCCATTATCTTAATTAATTTTGAATATCCTCTTTCAGATAATAAAAATATATTATCAGCTTTTGATATTTGCATTTTACTATATCCAAGTGTTTGTAATAGCTCTAAATTGTCATCCGTGTCACGGATAACTTTTAAATCTATATAATCTATGTCTTCTTTAAATCTTTTTATATTATCCTTTATTCTCTCTCTTATCTTAAAATTAGGCTGATTATGTATTTCTGATATAGTCTTATCCGTCATACATTTTTTATCTTCACCAAAACCACCTTCTATAACTGGTATTTCTAAATTCATAAATTTTTGTTTTCCTTTAACTTTTAATTTATTCACTTTTTCCATCTCCCTTTTTAAATTATTAAATGTAGTTATTATGAGTTTTAAAATAGTAACTACATTTTTATGTTAAATTACAATTTAATTAAAAATTGACATAATAACTTTGTATTTACTAAATGAATCTCTTTGACATTCAGTAGACATTGTTATGTCTAGTAATGTTCTCACTTCTTGTCATTATTTATCATATTCTTCAAAATATCTAAATTATCATATATATATCTAATACCATTTAAAAATTGAGTTTGTTGTTTTATATATCTTCTTATATCTCTACTCTTTGGATATTTGACCAATAAGTCCTTAAATTTTTCAATCATTTCATTTCTTGCATCAATATCATTTTCTATGTATTCCAATTGATTTAATATAGATAACTTATCATTATTATTCATTTGTGCCACCTCCAGTTGACAAGGAATAATAATATTCTATATAAGTATTAATACAATTAGTTAAATAAATTTTACTATCCAATGTTAAGTACCAGTCACCCATACAAGAAGGATAAAAGTAATATTTATTATCCTGTTTTATATAAACAATTGAACTTCCATCATTTAAAAATACTTTAATGTTTCCATTGTCATTTAACTTATTAACCACGTATATATTACTTAAATGATTTATATTACTTGATAGCTCTTTGTAAGTTGCAACTGCGCTATCTAAATCTTTTTTATTTTTAAAGCTATAGTTCCAGTCTCCCATACAAATTGGATAGAAATTATAAACTTGCTCTTTAGTATCATATAAAACTATACTTTCATCTTCTAAAACTTCAATAACTCTATCTGTGGACTCTATATAAAAATTATCTAATTCAGCAGCCTTAACTTTTGTTACTCCTGAAACTCCTACAATGATTAAACCTAATAACATTCCCATAACTATATTTTTGAATTTCATTTTTATATCCTCCTAGTTTATAATTATGACCCCGTACAAGCCTCTATAAGCTGTTTGAAAATCATCTTAATGTATTTTTACAATCTTTAAAACCTTTTTATCAAATCACTATCATTATCATTTAAATTATAATAATATAGCTATAATGATAGTGATTTGATAACTCATATATCATATTAAAAATATAATTTTAATTTCTTTTTTCCTTAAATTTTCTATTTACATAACTTTCAATATCAAATATGTCTTTAGAATATTCATCAAGATATTTTCTATTTGTTTCTATTCTGAATTTGTTGTCTTCGTAGTTGTTACTTCCACAAATGAACAACTCATCATCCTTACCCACCCAAGTATAAAAGGAATACCAATCACCACAAAATGATTTTTCAAAATTAAAATTTTCTTTTATTAATAACTTTCCTCTAAAATCGTGTATCATTTTAATTACCTCCAAGTAATAATTATTTTTAGTTTTGACCATTTTATTATCATTATCAATAAATGTATAGTATTATTGTTCAATAATAGTAAATTGATAAATTATATATTTTTTAAAATTAATATTTCATTAACTATATCCTATTTTATCTTCTAAAAAATACAGATACAAAAGAATATACTATACTCACAAAACCATCATCTAGTAAATCAATTAATCTTTTCAACTCATCTCTCATATTATTCACCTAATTATTCCAAGTATAAATATCTTCCATGCTTTCTATTCCATCTATCATGGCATGTATTTCATTAAACTTAGCAATAGGTATATCCTCCCATTTCTCAACATTGTATATTGAAAATAATCTCGTAACTACAGTTCTATAGTCATAATTGTAAGCATTTACATTATATCCTTTTAATTCTGATAATCTTATTTTTAGCAATGTTGATAATGTTCTTATATTTTTAGTTTTCAAACCTACCATATCTTTCATTTCTTGGAATTGTCTATCTTGTCTCTCATATTTCATATCTAATTTATTTTCTATTTGATTAAATCTATTGTCTATCTTTTTATCATTTTCTATTGATAATTGTTCAAATCCTGCTAACATACCATTTAACATTACTGGCATTAATACGTCTTTTATGTTATTAGTATTAATACTAAAAGAACCATGTTTACGGATATTTGGTAATACCTCCTCAGTAACCCAATCTTGAAATTTTTCGGCCTTTTTCTTTTTAGATGCAAAAATTAATTTATATACTCCGCTTTCAGTTAGAAAGTTTTCTCCTCTATTATGTAATTTTCTAAAATCGGAGTCACCGACTTTAGAATTAGTCAGCTTAATTACCTGTTTTTCATTCATTTTGCTTATATTATCATTTACATTCTTTATTTCCAAACACTCTGCTACATCTCTTGGATTAAATAAAATCTTCCCATCAAGTTCAAATATTTCTACCTCTTTACCTTCAAATACCATTAAATTATTCATATTTTTCCTCCTATAAATTAATTATTTTTTTACTTAAATTATTTAAAATTCTTTATATTGAATTTTATTTTCATTATCTAAATACATCATATTATTAATATTTTGTATTAATTGCTGTCTCAATTCTCCTCCTTTTAAAGCCCAATCTAATCCGATTAAGTTTCCTAGTCTAGTACTTAAAGAATTATAAGTTCCTGCTTTTCCTATTGTTTCACCTTCTAAAAGGTCACATATATTTATTAAATCTGTTGCAGTCATATATTCAGAATAATTTATCATGTTATTACCTCCTTATAATTTATTAGCTTGTTTCAATAATTCTAATTGATTGCTGTTTCCATATTTTGAGATAATACTTTCTGTAGTACTCCAATAACTACTATCCAAATCCTTTTTGAACAATGATTTTATCTTGATTATTAATTTTTTTATGATTTATTCCCCTTTCAATTTTTTATTGGAAGTGGCGTTTTTAAAGAACGCCTTAAAACTTTTTATTTAATTAACGACAACTATATTATTTGATGCTATATAAGCCCCATTTGCAATTAAACACTCGCCATATTCTTTATAGTTAAAATACTTTTTAAGTGTTTCTATATCTAAATTGTCAATCCCACCTAGATTTTCAATAGAATTATATGCTAATTCAATTTCTTTGCTAGGATTTTCACCATCAAGCAATGTAAAATCGTGGTTTTCTAATAAATCAGAAATGTCATTTTCAAGTATTGTGTCAAGCTCTATGTAATCACCTTCAAGTAAAGCCTCTAATTGACCAAAATCAGTCATATCTAGTTTTTCAATTTTATTTGCTAATTCATTTAATTGCTTTATATTACTATATTCTTCTATTTCTAATCCCTTCATGTATGTCTCAAAGTCTGATATGAAATACTCTTCATATTCTTCATTGATACCTATATGGTTTAATACTTTTTTTAAGCTTTCTTCACTTATTGGTAAACTAATCCATTTACCTGTTAAGTCACCTTCGTTATATTTTCCCAAGTTAGCTATGTGTATTTTTATTACTTCATTCATTTTTATATCCCCCTTTTTTATTATAAAACGAATTTTTGAAACGGTTTTTCGTTTTAGTTATTTAAATTTTTTTATTTGATATTTTAATTATAAATCTCAAAACGGATATTGTCAACGATTTTTCGGTTTTAATTTTAAGAAAGTTGACTTTTTTAATCTAAGTCAAGCAATTCCAAAGGGTCAAGATTTAGAAATTTTAATATTTCTTCTAATTCTTCAACCTTAAATTTTGTTTTTCCTGCTTCTTTATCTGTATATGTAGAAGTAGACAATCCAATGTACGTCGCAAATTGTTGTTGTGTATAACCATGTTCTAACCTTATTTCTTTTAGTCTCTCTAAATTCATTTTATTCCCTCCAACATTATTATTATAGAATAATAATAACATACTAAGAGCTTGTAGAAAAGACACTCAATAATTCAAGTGTCTTTT